GTTGGAGACATGCTTCTAGGCATAAAAAACCTAACACGAGAATATATACGAATGAACATTCCGTCTGATGACGCGCTGGAGCAAGCTGCCGCAGATTACTTTGAAAGCCATCAGTTGGTGCGAAATATCATGATTCCTAAAGCAGACTTTCCAAAAGGTTTGCGCAAAAATGTGATGGATAACATTTCAGAAATAGCTGACATAGTTGTTGATGATTTTGTAAGGCTAAATCCTGCTTTGATGGAGGATAGCGATTTAGACCCAGAGGACATTGGGATTAGACCAATATCAAACACCATAGATAAGTTTTATTTAGTCAGGGATGGTGGTTTTTTGTTGCAAAATGAAAATGGAGAATACGTTTCTTACACAGTCGCAGAGCTAGCAAAGGCACAAGTTGCTGCGACTAAAAGAAAGAAAGCTCAGGCACTAAAAGATCTGAATGAGGCTTTGAAAGGGAATATTCCAGTTGATGATGCGGAACAAATGCAACAAGCAATGCAAGATGCGGCAAAGTTTATACCAATTGCGCCGATGTAAATAGGAAAATTTTATTATATGGCTGAAGAACAAGATTTACTGAGACCGTTTGCAACGGAACCTATAGGCACTCGTGAGTTGCGACAAGTGCGCGAAGCGGCTGTTGAGAGAGCGAAAGAGGTTGCTGAAGAAGAAAGGCCGCAAGCGTCTTTCAGTGAGTTCATTGGGTCGAGTGTAGAAGAGGATTGGATGCACTCATACATTATGGCCAACAAGCCAGAGTTTGAAGTGGATCTGAAATATCTTGAAGAGGGCTTGAGCCAAGATCTTTACAATGAGCTTACAGCTGACATCCCAGAAAACTACCACGACTTTTTAGAAGAAACTGTGAGCGAGACACACGCAAGAAGTATGCGTGAAAGGGTCTTGGAATCGGTAGAGAATGAAAAGAAAATGCAATCTTGGGGGTGGTCTGGGGTTGCTTTGAGGGTGGGTGTCAACATGCTTGATCCAGCAGCTATAGGTATTAGCGCGTTAGGTGGTGCGGCTGCGCCCTTGGTATGGGGCAACAAAATGTCAAGGATTGGGCGTATTGTGCGCGGTGCCGTTGGTGGCGCGACAACCAACGCAGCTATAGAGGGTTACATAGCTAGTGAGAGCGTCACTAGGGATGAGTATGATGTTTTGTATGCTGGGGTTGGTGGTTTGTTGTTAGGTGGCGGTGTAGGTGCTATATCGCGTTCTGTAGGCAACGAGAAAGAGCTTACAAAAGCAATGGAAAACTTGCTTGCTGAGACTGAGAACGCACAAAAGATAGAGATACAGGCAAACGCAAAAAGAGATTTGTTAGATGATAAAAGCGTTGGTGCAGCAGAAAACCCATACTTTCCACCAGTCTTAGAAAGAAATCTTAGAAAGAACACACCAGAAACCGCTGAAGAGTTTGGCGAGTTGCAAAAATCTGAGTCTTTGTTTGGACTAAACCTTAGAATAGACATGGGTAACTTTTTAATGCAGTCGGACAATCCCATAATAAACGGTTTGGGAAGAAGACTGGCTGAAGATGCGGTTGGTGTGCGCGGTGATAATGTTATTGAATCAACCGCCGATCTGCTCAAGACAAATGCTTTTAAGGGAAAACTTGCACGGTTCTATCAAACCTACGGCGTTGAATACAAAGCGTGGGCAAAAGAAAACAATATAGGGTTTTTTCGTAGATCACAGTCTAAACAAAGGACATCCTTTGGAGAGCAGGTAGCTGATGCGATTGAAAATCCAAACGGCATACATTCACCAGCCGTAAAGCGGATGGCACAAAGAAACGCAGAGTTGTACCGCGATATTCTACGAGAGGCCAAAGAGGCTGGCGTAACAGGCTTTGAAAACATCCCAGAAAATTTAACGTATTTTACGCATAGATGGAACAAGTTTAAGTTTGATGATATGCGTATAAAAATAGGAGATAACGGTATTGAGTCTTTGCTCAGACAGGGCTTGCTTAATGGCACTACAGACTTAACAGAAGAAGCTGCCGCGCAAATTGCCAAGTCTATGAACATAAAAATTAAGAGTGATCTAGCTGGCATAGACTCTGGTTTCTCTCGCTTGTTTACCGCTGATAGCAGAGATACTTTGAAGCAAATTATGAAAGAGGAAAGATTTGGCAAGGAAGAGGGTGGAGAGTTTCGCGCATTCACGGATGAAGAGTTGGATAGCTTGCTTGGTCTGTTTGAGCAAAAACAAACTGGTGTACCGTCAAGGGCAAAATATAGATTAAAATTTGACATGGAAACAAGGTATCAGGCCGTCAATAGGGAAACTGGCGTACTTGAAGAGTTTTCTATTAAAGACTTACAAGAGCGTGATGCAGAGCAAGTATTTACCTTGTATGCAAATGAAATGTCTGGGCGCATTGCCCTCGCTAAAAAAGGCATCAAGTCAGAGAGCGATTTTGAGTCTTTGATAAATCAAGCAAAAGATTATGCTGTAAATGAAGGGGTAGGAAAGGTTAGGCAGAAAAACAGAAAGCGCATTCAAAAAGAGGAGGAAGTTGCAAGAACAATCTACAACATGATTTTAGGAAGGCGTCCCCCTAATTCTGGTGATCCAAATGCTGCTTATATGAAAATATCAAGGCTTGTGCAGGATTTTAATTTTATAAGGTTGATGAACCAAGTCGGCTTTGCGCAATTTGCGGAGCTTGGAAACGCAGTGCAAGTTGGTGGCGTACGAGGTTTGATAAGAGTGGTCCCAGAATTTGGAGCTATGATTAAACGCGCCAAGAACGGAGAGCTTACAGACCCTGTGTTGCGCGATATTGAAGCGTTTTATGGCACTGGCGCAGAACGAATGACCAATCAAATGATCCATAGAATAGACCAGCTTGAGACAAATTCTCCTTATGGCAGAGGAATATTAGACGGTGCGCAACGAGGCGTGGATAGGGCAAAGAGAATTACTGCTGACATATCAGGTATGGCTCCAATTACGCTTGGTTTAGAACGAGGCACATCTCGTATTGTCATGCAAACTCTGGCAGACATGGTGTTTTCTAACAAAAGCCTAAGTCTTAAAAGGATGAGAAGCCTTGGTTTGGGCGATGATGAAGCAAAGTTAGTTTTTAAATATTTTAAAAAACACGCAAAACTAGAAGATTCATATCTGTTCAAAACAAAAAAACTTAGAGAAATAAATTTAGAAGAATGGGGCAAAACAGCAGAGGGCGCACAAGCCAGAGACATATTGGGGATAGCAGTTGCAAGGTGGACAAGAAGAGCAGTGCAACAAAATGATGTTGGTAATTTAAGCCTGTTTATGACTAAAGAGTATGGAAAGTTGCTTGTGCAGTTTAGGACATTTATGGTTGTGTCTCACGCCAAACAGCTTCTTCATAATCTAAAAATGAATGATATTAGAGGGTATCAGGCAATGATGTATTCGTCATTGACCGCTGGTTTAGCATATACTGCACAGCAACAGATACAAATGATTGGCCTTAGTGAAAAAGAAAAAAGAAAACGTATAGAAGAGAGGCTTGCGCCTGTAGAAATAGCAAAGGCTATGTTTGCAAGATCAAGCTATGCGGCTTTTGTTCCTGGTGCTGTAGACACGGTTTACGGATTTTACTCTCCAGACCCTGTATTTTCTTATAGGAGCAGTGGTTTAGACAGCAATTTAATTACTGGAAACCCAACCTATCAAGCCTTATTTGGGGCTGCTGGTTTACAAAACGCAATCCCAGCCATAACAAGGGCTGGACTCAACCCTGATATTCAAATGACAAAAGGGCGTGCTAGGTCTTTGGCGACCATATTGCCATACTCAAATGCCATTGGCATACAAAACGCAATCAAGATAGCAACAGAAGATTTGCCAGAGAAAAGTCGTCCTAACTAGGATATTTGGTTATACAGTGATATGATGCGGTGCAAGGAGTAAAAAATGACAGTTAGCAGCACAACCAAAAGGAATAGCTATACAGGGGATGGCTCTACTACCACCTTTGCTTACTCCTTTAAGATATTTGATGACGACGATATCACTGTCATCCTGCGCACCACAGCGACTGGCACAGAGTCTGTGCAAAGCAAAACAACGCACTACAGCGTAACGGGTGTTGGCAGTGCAAGTGGTGGTAATGTGGTGTTTGGCAGTGCGCCATCATCAGCGCAAACAGTGGTGCTGCTACGCCAGACTGCGCAGACACAGGCCACAGATTATACTCCAAATGATCCGTTCCCTGCCGCTTCACATGAGGACGCGCTTGATAAGCTAACGCTTATGACACAAGACCAGCAGGACGAGCTTGATCGCTCAATCAAACTATCTCGCACAAACACCATGACATCGACTGAGTTTACAGTCACGGCAACAAACCGCGCCAACAAGATATTTGCTTTTGACAGCAGCGGAGAGTTGGCTGTAACGCAAGAGATTGGCACATTCACGGGTAATTTTGCTGCAAGCACAGCATACAACGTGCGTGATCTAATTAAGGATACTAGCACAAACAATATCTTCATCGTCAACGAGGCACACACAAGCTCTGGCTCAGAGCCGCTAACAACCAATGCCAATAGTGCTAAGTATGATTTGATTGTAGATGCTGCATCTGCTACGACAAGCGCGTCAGCAGCGGCGTCTTCAGCTACAGCAGCGGCTGCGTCAGCCACATCAGCGGCCTCTAGCGCGTCAACTGCAACAACTCAGGCATCAAATGCAAGTTCTAGTGCCTCAACAGCTAGCACTCAGGCTTCAAATGCGTCATCATCTGCTACCGCTGCGGCGGCTTCTGCGGCAACCGCTGCGGCTGTTTCTGGTGGCAGTATTGTTGCAGATACCACTCCCCAGTTAGGTGGCGACCTTGATGTAGTAACGCATGATATAATTAGCACCAGCAATAGAGATATTGATCTAGCCCCAAACGGCACTGGCAAGGTAGTTGTCAAAGGCAACGATAATCCTGGCACAATCGTATTCAACTGTGAAAGCAACAGTCACGGTCAAACTGTAAAATCTCAACCACACAGTGCGTCAGTAACCAACGTCCTTACACTGCCACCAGGCGGAGACCAAGAGATTGTAGGTGCAAGTGCTACCCAAACACTCACAAACAAAACTATTGATGCTAGTCAGCTTTCTGGCACAGTTGCTAATGCACGCCTTGATGCACAACTGCAAGATGTGGCGGGGCTTGCGGTAACTGACAGTGGTTTTATCGTGGGCAACGGTTCTAATTTTGTTTTGGAATCTGGTGCTACTGCCAGGACATCTTTAGGGCTGGCTATAGGATCTGATGTACAAGCCTTTGATGCTGACATTGTTGCCAAGGACACCAACAACACTTTTACAGCAGCGCAGCGTGGCAGCACTGATACTGACACGAGCAACACTGGGTCTGTAACTTTAGATTTTAACACAAATCAAAACTTCGTATTGACGTTTACTGGCAACGTCACGCTGGCTAACCCCTCGACTGAGGCAGTGGGTCAATCAGGCTTCATCGTTTGTATTCAGGACGGTACAGGCTCACGCACTTTGTCGCTTGGTACTGACTACGAAACTGCTGGTGGGTCTGGTATAACGCTATCAACAGCAGCCAGTTCAACTGACATTATACCATATATCGTTGTCGCATCTAATCGCATCTTGTTAGGTGCACCACAGTTGGCGTTTAGCTAATGAGTATCGTCGGCTCACCACAATGGATGTATAATCCATCAACGTCATTCTATCCGCACGAGATAAGTCAAAGCTGTAGATTTGAGGATGGTGACAGCCCATACTTAACTAAATCAGTCACTCACAACAGAAAAACTTTTACAATCTCTTTTTGGGCTAAACGGGGAAATATAAAAAGAGTTTTTGCTTATGGCGTTTATATCAGCGGGAATGAAGTTGCCGTTATAGAATTTGATGATTCAAATCACAATTTATCTTTCTATGACTATTCAAGTGGTTATAGAATGAGACTTACAACAAACGCTGTTTTGCGAGATACAGCAGCATGGTATCATACTGTTTTTGCTGTAGACACAACTCAATCCACTGCGTCAGATCGAGTAAAAATTTATATCAATGGCTCTCAAGTAACAAGTTTCTTGCACAGTACCTATCCCAGTCAAAGCCTTGACTTGTTGTTTGGGGCAGGAAACACAACCCGGATTGGCACCGAGGGGACAAACAACAGAGAACATTTCGATGGTTATTTAGCTGAATTTCACTTGATTGATGGTTTGCAACTAACTCCTAGCTCTTTTGGTCAATTTAAATCTGGAATTTGGACACCCGCTGACACTAGCGGATTAACATATGGCTCTGGTGGTGTGCGGCTTCAGTTTCAAGACAGCAGCGCACTTGGTGACGATACCAGTGGTAACGGGAATGACTTTACCGCCAGTGGCTTAGGTGCGGATGATCAAGTCATAGACTCACCGACCAACAATTTTTCTGTTTTGAAGATTGCTGGCACACCCGCTGAATCAGGTGCAGTTTTATCGCAAGGAAATTTAAAATGCGAATCAACAGCAGGAACTTCTGCCCGAAATATGGAAAGGTCATTTACTTCTACGCTTTTACTGAAGGCAGGTTTTAAGTGGTATGTAGAACACTATGTAACAGACACTGATTTTACCTTTGGTCTTAGTCCAGAACAATCTGGGAAAATTCAACACGACAGCAACAACAGCAGGTATTGTGTGGTTTACAACACTGGTGGGGCTGTTATGAATTTTCAAAGTTTTACTGGCGTATTTGGAAACGATGATAATTCAGTTGTTGTGTCCACAGGTGATGTAGTTGGGATGCTTGTTGATATGACAGTTACCCCACCAAAAGTAACTTGGAGTTTGAATGGTCAGTGGGGCAATGGCAGTGCAGCTAATCAGTCAAATCCTACAAGTTTTATAACTTTATCATCTGATTTTACTAGCACTGACACAGACCATCCCGGTGATCTTGTTGTTTGGGTAGGTTCTATTGCTGGCGGACAAGCAACCTCATCAATACTTAATTTTGGGCAAGACAGCACATTTGCTGGTTCAATAAGTGCGGGTAATAACACGGATGCGAACTCACGGGGTGACTTCAAGTACGCTGTACCGTCAGATGCCCTCGCACTTTGTACAGCTAATTTGCCAGACCCCGGAATTGACCCCGCAGGAGGAGAGTCTCCAACGGACTACTTCGATACTATTTTGTATACAGGCGATGGTTCGTCCTCACGAGAAATAGACGGATTATCATTTCAACCTGATTGGATATGGTTCAAGCAGAGGAGTGGTAGTGCTGACAATCATCGTCTGCATGATGTTGTTAGAGGAAACACAAAGCATTTAAGTTCAGACGAGGGCTATGCAGAAGGTACAGAGAGCAACACCCTACTAAGTTTCGATAATGATGGATTTACCATCGGTAATGCTGGGCAGATAAACGAAAACAGTCAAACATTTGTTGCTTGGAACTGGAAAGCTGGAGGCTCTGCATCAAGTAATTCAAATGGAAGTATTACATCATCTGTGTCTGTAAGTCAGGAATCTGGGTTTAGTGTTGTAGGATATACTGGCACTGGCTCGAATGGAACTGTCGGTCATGGGCTTGGTGTTGTACCACAATTAATTATAATTAAATGTCGTACTTTAGACAGCACTGATTGGGTGGTTTACCATGAAGACATAGGAAATGCTAAAGCATTGCATCTTAACAGTAATGGAACTGGTACTTCTGGTTCTGGATTTTTTAATAATACTTCTCCAACATCTACTGTGTTTAGCATTTCAACAGATAATCGTGTTAATCAAAGTGCTAGTGACACCTACATTGCGTATTGTTTTGCAAATGTAGATGGCTATCAAAAGATAGGTAGTTTTAAAGGCAACGGTAATGATGATGGGCCTCTTATAAATGTAGGGTTTAGACCTGCTTGGGTTATGGTGAAGCGCACTGACAGCACAAATAACTGGTTTATTTTTGATAGTGTTAGAGCACCGTCTAACCGAAATGACGCTGCATTTGCTTTTCTCAGAGCAAACCTATCAAATGCAGAAGCAAGTAATGTAAAATTTGAATTTAATAGCACTGCCTTCAAACCACGAGATGCCAGTGCTGGATTTAATGCTGATGGCGGCACTTACGTCTATTTAGCTTTTGCAGAACAACCGTTTAAATTTGCCAACGCACGATAGGAGTGAATGATGGCATGGAAATACAACAACAAAACAATCAATGCTGGGAAAAGTTGGCAGACCAGCGATGGGATCACGCATCCCTCGAACTGGATGATCTGGTCAGACGATGATAAAAAAGCAGCGGGTCTAACTTGGGTTGATGATGTTGTTGCTCCGCATGACAGCAGATTTTACTGGGGCCGTAATACGGATGGTAGCCTTATTCCAAAATCTTTAACTGACATCAATCACACCTGGACACAAAAAGAGATTGATGCGGGTGTTGCGCCAGGTGGTACATCTGCGGGTGCGGCAAAACTAGATTTGGATGGCAAACAGATTGTAACTCCCGGCCTCAAGACAGAAGCTATAGCACTAGCCAAGCAACAGGCGGCAGGACGCCTTCAGCCATACGATTGGTACGTGGTGCGTAAGGCAGAAACGGATGTAGCAATACCCTCTACAATAACAACATACAGAGCCGCTGTTCGCACTGCGTGTGCGGCAATAGAAACAAAGATCACCAACGTCGCTGATTTAGCAGCCTTCATTGCTTTGTACGATGTGCCAGTAAAAGATGGCAAGCCAACGGGCAATGCACCTATAGCTGATTGGCCTGAAGATCTTTAAAATGGATGACACATGCGTTTTTATTGTTTGTTTTTGTGGGCATTGGTGAGGACAAACGCCTTAAAAGTAATGATATGTATTTTCGCTCTGTCGATGACTGCGTGTACTTTGCACAACAACTGCACAAGCAAGGAAACACAATCACAGCTTATTGTTTGCCAGTCTTGGTAACTGAAGAAACAAAGGTGTACTGATGGATCCAGTTACCGTTATGGCTACTGCCACTGCCGCTTTCAACGCCGTTAAAAAAGGCATACAGATAGGGCGTGATATAGAAAGCATGGCATCTGATCTTGGCAGATGGATGGGCGCACTCAGCGACCTAGACATGTTGGAAAAAGAAGCCAAGAATCCCCCAATATTTAAAAAGCTCTTTGCTGGAAAATCGGTTGAGCAAGAGGCTATGGAGACGTTCGCCGCCAAGCGAAACGCAGAACAGCAACGAACCGACCTCAAAAACTTCATAGGCATGATGTACGGCAAGTCCAAATGGGATGAGCTTATTGCTATGGAGGGCAAGATCAGAAAACAACGGCAAGAAACTTTGTATATTCAAAGGCAACGCAGACGTAAGTTTGTAGAAATTGTTGCTTGGATTGTAATGGGACTGATTGGCTGCGCTGTATTGGTTACGTTTGTGATGCTGCTGAAGGCGCACACCGCTAGGGCAGAGCCAGAGCATGTTGTTTGTCGCTTGGTAGGTTGTGAAAAGATTGAAGATCAGAGGTGGTGTGTGTACCGTGGTGCGTACAATATTCAAGAAACCATTAACTTTCGGCTAGATGAATGGTTCCCGCGTGAATTTTTGTGTGATTTTGTGAGGGATGCGCCGCGCCCACCATCAATGCGTGAAACCATGAAAGCGATTAGGGAGAGCCAGAAATGACAGTAGAAGATGTTGCAAGAAAGATGCTTGAGCTTAAAATACTGCCGCGTTTTTGTATCTTAGTAATGACAGGTGTTTACATCCGCTGCATAGAATGGGCATTGTCACAGCCTGATCTTACCACACAACAAGCTAGTCTTATAAGTGTCGTGACTGGTGCAATGACAGGCAGCCTAGCAGTCTGGCTAAACTCGGAGAGGCACTAATGTTACAGGCTTTATTGGGTCCAATATCTTCATTGGCAGGTACTTGGCTTGAAGGCAAGGTTGAAACAAAGAAAGCTGAAGCTGCATCGAAAGTCGCAAAGGCAAAGGCTGAAGCGACTATTATGGAAAAGAAGGCCACGGGTGAGATTGATTGGGATCTGACTATGGCTGAGGGCAGCAAGCATAGCTGGAAAGACGAGTGGCTTACGATTTTGTTCTCTGTGCCTCTTGTGTTAGCCTTTTGTGGAGAGTGGGGACGCAACATTGTATCTGAGGGGTTTACTGCTTTGAACGCTATGCCAGACTACTACAGATACACTCTTGGCATAATTGTAAGTGCCAGCTTTGGTACGAGGGCAGCGACAAAGTTTTTTGGAGGCAAAAAGTAATGGCTAGAAAGTTTCCAAAGGTGCCAAAGACAAAGGGCGGTGTGCCACGAAAGTATGTACGCGGTGCCAAGAATCCATCGGCAAGAGAAGCAGAGATCAAACGCACAAAAAAACTTTACAAACAGGGCAAGCTCACCAAAGCTATGATGGACAGGATTAGCAGGCAGAGGAGTCGCGGATGAGTAAAGCAGCAGTCATAGCCAAATACTCCAAGTCATCAGGCATATCAAAGTCAACGCTCAGTAAAGTGTATTCCAGAGGATTAGGAGCTTACTATTCTCAGGGCAGTAGACCGCGTGTTTCTGCGCATCAGTGGGCGGCTGGGCGCGTTCGTTCGTTTGCCACGGGCAAGGGTGGCGCACGCAAGGCAGATGCAGATTTACTGCGTAAGAAAAAGGCGAAAAAGAAATGATGAAGAAAACTGCAAAGGCAAAGGTCAAGAAGGTTGCCAAGAAGTTACGCGGTGCATCCAAGGCACACGCAGGACAAGCAAAGATGCTTGAAAGTTTGTTGAAGAAGAACGGCAAAAGGAGAAGGTGATGCCAGGTACAAAATACTCTCCAAAGCAAAAGAAACTTGCAAGGGTAGCCGCACCACGCGACAAGATTACTGCTGCTGACTTTGCAAAACTACGCAAGGGCAAGCGTAAAAAGAAAGCGCGTGCATGAGACTGTCACAAAACTTTACACTGCGTGAGCTTACCAAAAGCCAAACAGCAGAGCGTAAGGGTATCCCTAATGAGCCAGATCAAGACACGATAGATAATATTATTGATCTGTGTGACAAGATTTTGCAACCAGTGCGTGATGAGTTTGGCCCTGTAACAGTTACGTCTGGATACCGTTGCCCAGAGTTGTGTGTTGTGATTGGTAGCTCAATGAAGTCTCAGCATACAAAAGGTGAGGCTGCTGACTTTGAGGTAGCTGGTGTGTCAAACATGGTTGTTGCCAAATGGATTGCAGACAACTTAGAGTTCGATCAACTTATACTTGAATGTTATACTGGCGGTAACACGGGATGGATTCATTGCAGCTACGCTCCCGATCCACGCAAAGAAGTTCTTACTTACGACAGAGAGAACGGATACAGACACGGTTTGATTGATGGTAGCTAAAAGATTTCAAAATCCAAAAGGTGGCTTGAATCAGAAGGGCAGAGACTTTTTCAAGAGAACCACGGGCGCAAACTTGAAACGCCCGATAAAGTCTGGTGACAATCCACGCAGGGCTAGCTTTCTAGCACGCATGGGTAACATGAGGGGGCCAGAGTTCAAAGATGGCAAACCAACGCGCTTACTACTGTCACTCCGCGCATGGGGTGCAAGCAGCAAGGCTGACGCAAGGAAGAAGGCGGCAGCAATCTCCAAACGAAACAAAGCCAAGAAAGGAAAAGCATAATGCCTGGACACTATGGGAAAGCCAAAGGCGGCATGGGAATGAAGAAGAAATCTGCCAAGATGAAGAAGCAAGCAGCGACAGCTATTGCTATGAAAAAGGCAGGGAAGAAGCCTAAGAAGCGCAAGTAATTAGGTCTTTATTTCAAATCTTCAATCAACTGACGCATCTCTTTACGAGAGTACCCAGTGTCGGTTGGCATGCCTTCTATATAATACCTCATGACAGTGTTGTGTGTGTTTGGACGCCACGCTGCAAATGATATGTGCAAAACTTTTTTGCCGCGCCAGACTCTGCAATACTTTTTGCATATAGAAAGTCCGTATATCTTAAACCCCGCTGGTCGCAAATATTTTTTATAACGAAACACCTCCTTGCCAAACAAACTGACAATACCATCACCAATCTCTTTCCAAGGATTAGGCCAGTTATTGGGTATGTTTAAGTGATCTCTCTTTACAAAATTTGCCTGTGAAAGCATATAGCTTGTGCCAAGCTCTTTGTTCTTTTGATCCATTGCCTGTTGCAACTTCACACTAATATTTATATTTTTTGTCGGTTCCATTTTGATCCTTCCTTTGTTTTATCTGTATAGAATTTCACCGCCAGCAGCTAAATACTGAGCCAGACATTCAATAACGTATGGCTCTGTAAGATAACCGCCGCTTATCTCACCATTGAGTGGGATAATGTGTTTTGCTTTGTGCGGCTCGAACCCGTGTTCTTTTAGTATTCTGTATGGCCCCCAGCCATCTAATATCAAAGCAGCATAGTAATCATATGCTAGTATCCGCGCTTCCTTGAGACTGCGCGACTCTTGTAGCGAAACAATTTTTTCCGTAGCCATAACACAAAAGATCTCCCTCTCCGTTTATCACCCACGTTCCAGTCATCAGTCCATGTGTTTCTCCGCAAAGATCACATGTGACTGTCTGACCAGAAGGTGCGTGTAGTCTTTTTGTTTTAGTTTTTTTCGGCACTGAGCAGCCTGTCTATCTCTGTTTTGGGTACATAATACATACCGCCCAGTTTCTTTGCCTCTATATCGCCCCTTTGGATAAGCTCACGCACCCTTTGTACCTTTGGGCGGGTATCACTACCAAAAATCTCTAAAGCCACCTCTCTGGGGCTTAAAAGGCGATTAGAAGGGGATGTCATCGTCAATTTCTCCCTTGTCTGCGTGCTTCATCTGCACGACTTGCCCAACAGGTTTCAGTGCTGGCTGTGAAATATCATCAGCAATATTGTCATCTGCTTGGTACTCAATGACCTCTTGGAAGCGCACGGCTCTTGTGCCATCGTCATTCTCAAACAGTTGCACATCATACATCTTGTCCGGTGAGAATGTTACCGTGCCAGGTTGTGCTGGTTTGCCGATGTGCGGCCTGAATTTAGAGTTGCTATGTGTAGCTGAACCATTGCCGTTGTAGGTAAACAGTTTCACTGTCATAACTGGTAGCCATCTTCTAGCCATTTGCTTTCTCCTTTAACTTTTCTCTTGTTTCGACAAACAGTGTCTTGAAATCGTTGTAAGCATCAATGTCTTTTTCTTTGATGCTTTGCATCGTTGCTTTTGTAAAAGGCTTGTTCATAAAGACCTCAAGATCTTTCAAGGTGTACTGATCTAAGGTTGCCTCGTTGTGTGCAAGCCACTCTGCTTCTTCTTTGCTTAGTGGTTTCTTTTGAGTTGGCACCAAATCAGGCTTTGAGTTTTTGAAATCATCAGCCTCTTCTTCTGAATAAACAAACCCAGACGCACCTATCAGCTTGAGTATCACACGATCTTTGGCACGCTTCTCTGCCATAGCGTATGGGTAGCTGTTAGTTGTGTTGGATGGCGCAGACTCGCCTATTGACCAGGCTGTTTTATCACCTAACTTGCCAGTCACACAGATAACAGCGACCTTTGCTTGGGAGTTGGCTTCCACTATTGTTGGCTCGCTAAACAAAATGTTTGTGTGATCTGCTATGCGTTCTAAGGCTTTGTGTAAGATCACGGGCGTGCCGTGGCAGTTCCACACTGCACCTTCATCCATCTTGTCAGACATACCCACCTCCGCAAGCAGCTCGCATAGGTTGTCTGGTAAAGCCTTGCCTTGCCTGTTATTTGTCATCCTCATTGTCTTTCTCCAGTAAACGCTTTTCCAAATCGTTACATTTGTAAGTCACAAGTTCTAGATCTCTTGTCACTTGCTGCAAACGGTTAAACAAGTCATCCATACGCAGATCCCTTTCGTTCAAAAGCTCATCTACGATTTTGCTAATCTCATTCTTGTCCATTGTAAAACTCCTTGTGCCACATAACCATCTGCCCGCGTCCTGATGCGCCCTTACGTTTTGTGCCATCTACAATAATGATGCCCTTTTCTTTTAGGGCTTTGAAACGTGGCGTGATTGAGTTATAGCGGTGATGCGGAAGGGCATCGCAGACCTGATCTGCTATTGCACCTTCTGCACGAAACGCCCAGATAGCATCAGCTACAATAGACTCCATAGCCGTTGCATCAATTTGTTCTGCCGCATCGTGGCTGGTGCTTGGGTCATCCCTGCGCACTAATTTGTATGCTTCAGTCATCTTTGATCCTTTTTGCTTTGATACCCTTTGCGCTGACAAATTTGTTTCCGTGGTTTTTTTGCGATAAGTGGTGTTGTTTGACACGTTTCTCAGCAACAACCAACGCATGATCTTCGTTCATCGCACGCACTTGCTGGTAAGTTTTTCTGTACGTCACATCCAAAACCACTGCAAAAGTCTGATAGTATGCATATCCGGGAGGGTGTTTTGTTTTAGTACCCATCGTTGCAGAAATATCTTCATCTTCATTATTTGACATTTAGAAACTCCATAGATTTTTAGCTACGTCTACGATAGATGGCCCATGACGCCTTGCTATTTCATTAAAATCTGGCTGGACCAAACCAGCTAAATCGTGCCAGTTTCCGTTTGCCGCCTTGAGTAAGTTCTGTGATATCAGCCAACTGCGCACAACTTCTTGATACGCACGTTCTAGGTTTTGCTCTGAAAGCTGTTCACAGTTTTCTGCTGTTGCTATGTGATAGCCAGCCGCTGACACATACAGCAAGGCTGGCGGCTCACCACTGGCTTTCCAATACACAGACTGTTGTTGAGTCTGTAGCCATGTTGGGGTGATTTCTGGCTTTGGTACGCGCCAGGTTCTTGTGCCATCTTTTTTGATTGGGTTGCGTAGCGGTGGCTTACACTTCAAATCTACTTGAAGGCCAGCACCAAAGAAATCACGATACAACAAGATTGGTACGTCAATTTTTTGCTCTTCATGCCATTCCTGCTTGTTGCCGCGCACTCTGTTTGCCTGTTGAAAAAACTTTTGTAATGCGTTCACCGCAAATAAAATCATGTCAGGTATGTATTCTTGAAAAGCCTCAAACTCTTCCCTGTCTTTACCATCATCCCAGTCGCGCGGTCTGTAATCTCTATACTTGGTCATGGCCTCTTGTGTGGCTGTAAGCAGGTCTTGCCCATCAATAATCACTCTTGATGTGCCATACTCGACACAGATGCCGCACCAAGGTCTAGCTGCCATTGGCAAGGACACGCCCAGATGTCGGCAATACAGCTTAAGTACATACTCCCACTGCTCCTGAGTTGCTCCAGATGCACTGTCGTGCTTTGCGCCAAAAAACTTTCTATACTCTGGTATCTGTGGCATATCCTGTCTCTCTCTGTGTATAGTCAACATACATAACCATACTTGTTGTCAGGCTGTCAACACTGTGATACAAGAAAATATGACCTTGGAAGAATATTTAGAAAAAAATAAGATGAGCCAAGCCAAGCTGGCGCGGCGTGCTGGTATGTCTAGGGCAGCTATCAACCGGCTGTTATCAGGCAGTAGGCGTCCAAGCCCACAAACTATGGGCAAGATATTTGTGGCTACCGATGGAGATGTTGCACCCAATGATTTTTTCAGAAACGAAATGCAAGACTTGTGACGGCTCCGGTTGGGTGCGTAGGCGTTGTTGGTTTGAGGCTGATGAGGTTGTGCAAGACCACTGTGATGAATGTCATGGCTTGGGCAAGGTGAAGTCATACAATATTCAGGCTGGTGACGGTAGGTTTGCACGGCTCCAGGCCGCAGATATGTGTGTTGCTTGCAAAACCTTCCTTGATGGCAGGATACAATGTCCAACGTGCAAAATGGTTTACGGTAGTCATGGATAACTTAATTATTGAAAAAGCAACAGAGAGAGACTTGTTGTATGTCGATAGTTTGCAACGAAAAAATGCTGAAGAATTAGCCTTTTATCCAAGGCAGGTTTTTGAGAGAGAGATTCAAAATTCAAGAATAATTTTAGCGCGAGTCAATGGTGAACCAGCAGGGTACATTTACTATGGGGCATTGGGCCATACTTGCAAGATCCACCAAGCATGTATTCAGTACGATCTGCGAGGTCAGCTTTATGGCGCGGAGATTGTTCGTTATTTGTTAAAGTTGGCAGACCTATACAATGTTCTTGCGGTTACCTTGCGATGCGGCTCCGATATAGCGGCAAATGATTTCTGGATGGCTATGGGTTTTTACTGTGAAGCTGTGACTCAGGGTGGAGTACGCAGGATGCGCGACATAAATTGTTGGCGTTATGATTTGCAACAGCCGTTATTCAAGGTTGAGGACGCCCCAAGCAGAAAGAAAAAAAATTCTTCATTGTGGGCAAGGCGTGGGAATGTTTCCTCTTCAAGTTTTGCTAGAGGCAAACAAATTAAAGCCTACAGGAAATTAATTGTTGGTTATGAGCAAGAAAAGTAGAGATAAAGGTTCTGCTTTTGAGCGGTGGTGTGTCAACGAGATCAAAGACCACCTCGGCTATGCAAACGTGCGCCGCAACCTCTCTCAATATCAGACAAAGGGTGGCTGCGATATCTACATTCCACAATGGTCAGTAGAGTGTAAACGCTACGCTAGTGGCCCTGTAGGCGGTGCTGATGCGTGGTGGCAACAAGCTGTAGACTCAGCAGGGGATCTAATGCCGGTGCTAATCTATAAATACGATAGGCAGGATGTGTCGTGCCGCCTCTTTCTCTCTCATGTAAACCCAGAATTTACTGCCACAGATGCCACTGTTATCGTTTCTCTTCAAACATGGTTTTACATTGTTAGAGAAAAAATTGATGCAACAGGCTAGACTGTCAACAAAATCTATGATATTTGAAACATTGTTTACAAACACAAAGTGTAGACACTTGCTAGCAAAGTGTAGTGATGGCAACGTAGCATTTTATTATTTTTAAATAAAAAAAGTGTCTACATTGTAAGTGTAGACATTGTGTTGTAACATTGTGTTTTCATATTCCTCCCAAGAGAAAACTAAGAGAGGCTCACGCCTCTCTCTTTTTGTTATCGCCTCTCGTATTTAAACCCCTCCCAGTTTTCCATAGCTTCTATTGCAGGCTCTGCTTCTGACATTCCCGCTTCGCCTTCCTGTAAAATGAGATCAAAAGCTCCAACATGTTTAGCTGGAACATAAACTGTCCATGAACAATCTTTGTTTTCAACAATTCTTACCATTACTCTGACCCCTTCTCTGCTACCCTTCTCTCTGTTAAAAGCAGCTCAACAGGTTTTGGCACCGATCTTTTTCCAGTTTCGTAGTACCATATAGCCTGTTGACTAACTCCAATATGATTAGCCATAGCCACCATTGTTAAGCCCAATCGCTTTCTTTCTGCTTTGAACTCTTCTGCTGTCATGCTACCCTCTCTGTTATGGCTGGTTTTGTTGATCCTTCACCAGTCATTGGGTCGCGCCAGATGCCCCTGACGCGGCCCTTTCTCGTTCATTTAACGCAATCAACAATGTCATAGTTGTGACACAAGTCCTCTTCTAACTCACTTCCAGGCATCCACATTGCTTGAGTAGAGTTTGGCTTGTCATCATCCCAGCCAATAATTGCGTATTCGTAATCAGTGCGCACACTTGTTGCTATGTTTTCTTTTTGTGTAGATGACACAAAGCCATTGGGTTGAGTTTTGTATGAGACTGTGCGTTCAATCCTGTAATCAACAACCTTGATATTTTGCCAGCCTAAGCTAGTAGGGAAGTGTTGCCTCTCATTCATGCGGTAAACTGTTCCAATAATCATTGTTCGATCCTTTCTTAACATGCCATTGCTGGCGTTTTGAGGCCCACTGGCGGCATGTAACCGCCAATGGGTAG